CTCGTCCTGCCGGACCAGCCGGTCAATTTGCCGCACTGCCCTGGCCACCCTCCGGTCCTTCGGCCACCCAGGCTCCAGCCACGGGTGCGCGGGTGTGGGCTTCGGGAGCGGCTGCTCGTAGACCTGCATCCTGATCCACAGCCGTGCCCATTCGGGTAGCTCGATGAAGTGGCGCTCCCCAGCTACCTTGCGGGTCTTGCACCACTCCGCCACCGTGGATAGCGGACGCCCCATTGCGAACGCCAGGGCCGTCTTGTTCCCGAACCGGGTGATGGCATCCTGAAGCATCTTTCGCTGCTCAGTCTGACTCATCTTCGTTCGTCCTGTCCGGGGGCCACTGTCAGTCATGTGAGAGTCGTAACACGCGCCCCTCGATTCGTGTGAAGCAAGATTTCAATTGATCTTGCAGCCCTAGTGCCAGTTCTGGCGCCTGCGTGAATCCCTACGGGTCCCCGTACCGTCTCTATCTACATGAACACGGAAACCCCAAGTCCCACGCACCTGACGCTGGACGAAGCCGCCGCACGCCTGCGCCTGTCAAGGCGGTCGATGTACGAGGCCGCATGGAAGACGCGGCTGCGAGCGGTGAAGGTCGGCGGTCGGCTGCTGGTGCCTGCGACGGCGGTAGAGGCGGTACTCAACCCACAGGAGGCAGGAACATGAGTGACGAGAGGAAGCGCGCAGCAGCAGGAGCGGCGCTCTTGAAGGACATGCTGAACGCCCTGATGACGCCCGAGCAAAAGGCGGCGTTGAGGGTGGCAACAGCGAACGCGGTCATTCGCGATCTCGTGGCGCTGGCGGGTGGCACGGTCGTGCTGGACCCGTTCAGCGATGTCGTCAAGGCGGCGCAGGGCAAGGTCCTGAACCGACATTTCGACCCCAATACCTGCGTGCTCACCATCAGTCTGGCGGACGCGCCAGCCGAGGACACTGCCGAGCCCACGCAGACCGAGAAGCCCCTCACCCTTCCTGCGGTGCCTGTCGTGCCGCCGATCAAGGTCTAGCGCCATGAGCGAGGGGGACCTGGGCACGCTCCGCCAGCAGCTCATCGCGTCCTTTGACGAGGACGTAGTGCAGGACACGCTGCTGGCCCTGCTACGGCAATCGGAGGAGCCCAGGGTCCCCCTGCACTGGTGCCGGGCCGTGGCCCGGAAGATTCGCCTGCGCCGTCTGCGCGACCTGGGGCGACGCGCGACGGTGGCCCTGCCGCCCTCCCTTTCAACGAGCCCGCCCCAGATGCGGCTCCTGCTGGCCAAGGAGGCCCTGTCAGATGCCAACCTCGATCTCCTCCGAGACGGATTCGGCGCCCCCGGGAGACTCGCCCGGCAGCGACGTAGCGAGCACAGGATCAAGCTCCGGCTGGCCCACGGTGACGTGTGAGGACTGTGGTGGACGCGGCTGGTACTGGGCTCCAGTGAGCATCTACGACCTGATCCGCGAGAAGTGCGATCACTGCCAGGGGCATGGGTGGCACTACAGGATTGAGGTGGGGCCATGACGCACTGCCTACGCTGCGACTGCCCTCTGGACCCAGCGTGGTGGGTGTGCTGGAACTGCGGGCTCGAACTTGAACGAGACGAGGGAGGCGAGGCATGAGCCTCTGTCCCATGTGCGGAATTACTGTCATGACGGGGGACGGCATCTGCCCCTGGCACACCAGGTCCAACGACACCACCTGGGCCGAGGGGAACCGCGTCATGTGCGACTTCTTCCACCGGGGCATCCTGCGGCCCGTGGAGCCCGAGCGATACGGAGGGTACAGCCATGAGTGAGCCGAGGCCGGAGGCGCAGGCGCGGGAGATCGTCGAGGTGTGGTACGCCGACGCGCGAGCACACAAAAAGGAACTGATTGATGCGGTCGCCGCCGCCCTCTCGCGCGCAGGCCAGGGGGAGGCGCTGCTGCCGATGCTGCGCGACCTGATCTACGACGCTTCGTACTTGCTCCAGTACCACGCAGACGATGCCGCGAGTCTTGCGTGGCGCGAACGCGCAAAGCAGGCACTCGACGCGATCGACGGCGTGCGCCCCCCGGAGCGCCGCGAGGCCCCCAAGAGCGATCCGCAAGCGGTGCGGAACTACATCGCTGCTGGCGGCAAATGGCCGCCTGAATGCTGCTTCTGCCTGATGGGCGGGCCAGGGTTTGAGGCTTTAGATTGCGGCTGTGCCTGTCACAACAAACACGCGCCGCCCGAGGCGGGGGAGCGCCGCGAGGCACGGATCGAACGTGACGGCGCCAACGAATACTTGGCCGCCGCCGCCCGTCGCGAGGCGGACGCCCTGCGGGGGGCGCTGCGCGAGACCATTGGCGTGATCGAGATTTACTGGCCGGAACAGATGGCGGGCGCTCACGCGGAGTGGCGAAAGTCTCGTTTGGCTGCATGGCGGGCCCTGGCGGCGCCGCCCCCAGCGGAGAGCCAGTGAAGCGCAAAGAGTTCGCTTTCTGGATCGCGCTCGTCGTGATCGCGGGCGCGTGCATGGTGTACGGCCTGACGCCTCCACGCGACTGCGAGACGGTGCGCGTCGTCTTCGAGGCTCAGCAGGGATGGATCACGCTTGACCTAGACGCGCGCAACGTCGTGGCGGTGTCGGTGACTGATTCGGTCGGGTCCGAATGGGTTCCGGTGGGTTGGAGCAGAGTGCCGTGCGGGCCGCCACCGGAGGGCCAGTGATGCGCCTGTTGCTGTGCGGGCTCTGTGGGGCGCTATTCGCGCTCCTCATGCACTTCCTAAACAAATGGTGAAGCCCTTCACAGGCGAGTGGGCCGAGTGTCACAACCCAGCCTGTCGGGCTGGTTTCACCCGGGACACCCCTACCCGCCACCACTGCTCCGAGTCCTGTGCTGCTGCCTGCCTCAGGCGGCGTCGTCCCACGGACCATCCTCGCCCTGCTGAAGGGCCCACCGCTTCCCCTCCGAGCCCAGCCGGTAGTCCTTCTCGCTGAGTCCGTAGCGCCCGGTGACACGCATGACGGCGTGCCCGGGCTTCCCCTGGAGCCCCACGATCACCGACGCCTGGCCCTGAATGACGTGGTGGCCGCTGATCTTGTCCTTCCAGCCCTTGTCTCCGGCCTTGTTGGTGTGGTGGAGGATGACGTGGGTGGTCTTGCTGGCCTCCCGCAGAGCCTTCAGGGCCGTGAGCTGGCCCTCCAGGGTGTTCAGGTCCATCTTCCCGGGGTCCACCAGGCTCTCCAGCGCGTCCCAGATCACCACCCGGGGCTGCCTGGCTGCCAGCTCCGCCTTCAGCTTGCTCCAGGCCACGACGTTCCAGGGGGCCATGAGGTTCCTGGGGGCCACCACGGAGGCGAACCCAGCCGTGGGACAGACCTCGGCGCAGTGCGCGTACCACTCCCCCACGGAGCAGTCGGCCTGGACGTAGAAGACCGAGACCAACTTCTGGGGGACCCACTTCCCGTCCGGGCCCCCGTCCAGGAACGGATGCCCCAGGGTGAGGGTCTCTGCCATCTGCGTGGCCAGCGTAGTCTTCCCCAGCTTGGCCCCGGCGCTCAGCAGCACGAAGGCCGCAGGATCGGCCGGGATGAAGCCAGGGAGTAGGAACGGGTCCCCTGGGGGCTTGTCCGCCACGAGGGCGGGGACGTTCGGCCAGACCTTCATGCCTGGGGTGGCTTCCGGGGCCTCTCTGCGTACTCCTCCTTCACGAGGGCCGCCAGCTCCCGGGCCTTGGTCTCCCCAAGCTGGAGCAGGGCCAGCACGCCAGCGATGACCACCTGGCGCTGGCTCAGGTCCAGAGCCTCGACCAGGCGCCCCATCTTCTCGAAGATGGTCTTGGGTAGGGACGGAATGCGGAACCAGTACGCCATGCGTCCTCCTGACGCCTTGGAAGTACCCGCACAGGGCTCACCGACCGGCCTGGGTGTGTGATGCGGCCGACGCGCCAGCGTCGGCCCTTATACCGATCCGAAGGATCGGATATATAGGGCGGTCAGTCGGCCCCGTCCGGGAACTACCTGGGCGTGGAGGGACGAGATGCTACCGAGTGATCCCAAGGAACGGAAGGCGATTCCCATTGCGCGGGGCGTACTGGACTACTTCCCGGATGCCATCGCAGCCGTGGCCGAGGTGTCCAGGGTCGGGAACGAGCAGCACAACCCGGGGCAGCCGATGCACTGGGCCAAGGAGAAGTCCACGGACCACGCGGACTGCGTGGCGCGGCACCTGATCGAGCGCGGGAAGCTCGACGTGGACGGCCTGCGCCATTCTGCCAAGCTCGCGTGGCGGGCTCTGGCGCTGCTCCAGACAGAGCTGGAGGCGGAGGGGTCAGTGAAGGGGCAGCCGGTGCTGGGCTCTAAGCTGGACGGGGCGGTCACGGACTGCGGGCCGAAGAATCACATCTGGGTCGCGTCCTTCGAGAATCCCCTCGCTACGCCACGCTGCAAGGTCTGTGGCATGGCGATGTCAGCGGTGAGGTCTTGATGTGCGCCCCGGGTGGAGTGCAGCCGTGTGGTGGCATGCTGGAAGGGCTGTCCTCGGGACCGGGCGCTGCGGTAAGTGCGCTGGGCTCGCTGTCCCCCAGTACGAACGCTGTGCCGCTGGCCGAGTCCTCGTCCGTCGCTGCCTCAACTGCGGCGAGCGAGTCCACTACGTCGTCCAAGAGTCCGGATACCACCCCGTCGTCCTCCAGCCCTGCCTCGGTTTCGCTCCCGGTATTCTCACCGTCAAGGACGGAGCGGTTTCTTCTCTGCCCGATGCGGGAGAGCTACGAGAGGACCTGGCGCCCGCTGGCGCAGCGGGAGGCGCCGTGGGCTCCGCACCTGGTCCTGGGGAACGCGATCCACGCGGGGCTGGCGCACTACCACAGCCAGATGAGTGGGTCATACCTGGGAGAGGCGTCCAACATCCTGGAACGGGAGTTCGAGGAGGGCGGAGCCTGGACGCTCACGGGCCTCATGAAGCTGGTGGAGAAGGGTATCCGAGCCTCTCTGGACTCGCCGCTGCTGGGGCCGAATGACACGGTGGTGGCCACGGAGGACACCATCGGGGAGCACCGGGCGGACCTGGTGTTCCGCACGCCTGGCGTGGGCCTCCACGTCTGGGACTACAAGACGAAGCTGGAGCTGAAGACCGACTGGGTGCCGCGTGAGCTGGCCCAGTACGAGGAGTCCTGGCAGCTCAAGCAGACGGCCTGGGCGGTCAGCCAGAAGTACGGCGAGCCTGTGGTGGAGACTGGCGTGCAGCTCATCGTGCTCTCGCCACGCTGCAAGGCGTACCCCGTGAGCCAGCGCCTCGACGCCGAGATCATGGCGAATTGGCTCCGGTCAGCGGAGCGGGTCTGGGTACTGATGGCCATGAAGCAGCCATTCATGAACACCTGGGCCTGCCGGAAGTTCGGCCCGTGCCCGTATATCCCGGCGTGCTTCGTCATGGCCGGGGACGAGGCGAAGTTCCCCGCGCTCTACGAAAGGATCGGCCAGTGACCACCTACGTCACGGTCTGCAAGAACACGATCCTGTCGAACCTCAAGAATGGAACCCACAAGCCTGCGATCCGTGTGAGTCAGGGGAAGTACGGGAAGCCGAAGCGGGTCCATCAATTCCAGACGGAGGGCCGTATCGCCGTGCGGAGTGGTGGACCGCTACCCTGGGGCGCTCGCGTCTGGCTGGAGATTGACTGATGCCCTTCAAGCAGCTCGACGTGGAGCAGTGGAAGAAGGCGTTCCGGCGCACGGCCATCATCGGCCTGCCCAACTCCTGGAAGACGACCTCGATCTTCCGGGACCCCGAGGGGAAGCCGGATGGCGCCTGGCCCCGGCCGATCCACCTGATGGTCTACCCCGGGGAGCAGGGCTCGGCCACCGTGAAGCCCGAGGAGGGCCTGTCCGCCTACGTGTGGGAGACCAACGTGGTGGAGAAGCAGTCCCCCGCACAAATCCTCAAGGAAGTGAAGAACGAGACGGTGGCGATCCTGGCGGGGAAGTACGGGCCCGTCACGGTGTTCGCGGGCGACGGCCTGCACAAGCTGTACGGCCTGATCTATGACGTGAAGTTCAAGGAGCTGACGGACACCTACTCCCAGGCGGACGAGGATAAGCTGCGTGGCCGGGCCTTCGGCCTGGCGCACGGTGAGTTCCTGGATTACGTCCACCTGGTGACGAGCAGCAGCGTCCCCTACGTGGTGATGACGCTCTGGAGCGGCCGGGACAAGGACAACCCGGAGGACAAGAACAGTGCGAGCCACATCTGGGCCGACCTGCCGGGCCAGCTCGCCGTGAAGATCATGGGCGAATTCGGCTCCGTGCTGTACGCCGAGCCCGGTCAGCAGGTGGGCCCAGGGAAGTTCAGTGCTGGAACGTGGCAGGTCCGGAAGTATGGGAAGGTGTGGGGCGCCGCCATCAAGTGCCCGCCCGACATCGCCGCGAAGATTCCGACGACCGTACCACAAAGCTGGAGGGCCCTGGAGGCCCTCGTACTCGGGTCAGTGCAGGCGCCCAAACCAAAGCCTGCCGCATAGGAGGAGCAGATGACGACAGAGACGATCTACCCCGAAGCGAACCCCCTGGCGGACGCCCTGCCGCCCGACGAGGCGCACGCCGCCCCCATGGACGGCGAGGCGTGGAGTGAGGGTGTCGATCACGAGGGCGTGAACGCAACGCGGAAGGACAGCCAGCTTCCGGGCGGCAGCTACAACACCGTCCCATCGCTCTCGCTGTCCCGCAAGAAGTACGACGACGGGCGCCGCGTGGCGAACTTCTTCGGCCAGATCATCGGCGTGGAGAGCAAGAACGAGGGCGTGGAGGGGCGCATCCGCTTCGCCATCAGCCCCGACCGCCGCGACAAGCTGGAGGAGGAAGGCAAGCCCGACCTCAAGAGCCGCCTGTACGCGCAGGCGGTCACCACCTATGAGCGTGTGATGGGCGTGCCCGCTGCGACCATCGAGGACGTGCTCCAGTTCGTGGCGAACAACCCGGTGCGCCTCCGCCTGATGCAGGGCGACGAGGACAACGTGGTCCTGAACATCGGGGCCATTCGGGAGTAGGCTTCCCTATACCTAAAGTGGTAGTGACAGCGGTGTGGGAAAAGTGTTATCTATGCCGCTGTCGCTACCTGGGAAGTTCGTCTCACGCTCACCCATCGGTACGGCCTGGTAGTAAATTCGGCGAGAAAGCGGAGGTTGTATGAGGCTCAAGAACCCCTACGCCAAGGGCTACCGGAATGAGAAGCGGTCGCGGGAGCTGCTGGAGAGTGAAGGCGCCGTGGTGATCGAGGCGCGAGGCTCGCATGGCCTCTGGGACCTCGTGGCCATGTGGCCCGACACTGATCGTGCTGCTGTGGTTCAGGTCAAGAGCAATCGCGGCCCGAGCCGCACTGAGACGCAGGCGATGACCGCGCTGCGCCTCCCCTCGTTCTGCCAGAAGCTCGTTCACATCTGGTGGGACCGCGCGAAGCTGCCCGACATCGTCACCATCCCCAAGGCGCTTGTCTACGCCGCGCTCGCTGCGGCCGTGGGCGTGGCGCTCATTGCCGACCCTGCCAACTCCTGCGACTCGTGGGCGGAGCTAATCTACGGGGAGTGCCGCATCCAAGCTGAGATTTAGTTCCGGGAACCCCGGTCAGCGCCCCCTGACCGGGTACTTCCGGGCATGAAGACCTTCGAGGAGATTGACCGCCCGCCGAAGAATCGCCGCAGCATCCACGATGACCTGGCCTGGGACCGAGAGCTAGAGGCGGCGCTACGAGCGACGCAGCAGAGTGGGAAGGCAGTTATCGTCCCACTCGCCAGGTTTCATTCCAGCCCGGCAAAGGGACGGCTCTGGAAGGCCGGGCTCAAGGTCCATCATCGCGTCTGTTTGGACCGAGAGCACGTCGCCGCTTGGGTAGACGATGCTCCGCAAGCCTGACTCCTGCCGGGGCTGCCCCTTCTACCAGAACGGGTACGGGTTCGTCCCGGACGAGCTGCGTGAGAGCGCCCCGCTGCTGATCGTCGGCCAGAATCCTGGCCACGAGGAGGAGGCTGCCGGGCGCCCCTTCGTCGGCAAGACCGGGGAGGCCATGGAGAAGGACTTCCTGCCTCTGACCGGCTTCAATCGCTCCGAGGTCTCCCTGGGGAACGCCCTGCGGTGCCGCCTGAACGGCTCCAACGAGCTGCCCCCGCTGAATGACGTGGCTACGCGTCAGGCCATCGCGCACTGCCACCGGGCGCACTTCCAGATGCCCCCAGGGACGCAGCTCGTGCTGACGCAGGGGGCCTACAGCATGTGGGCCCTGACGGGCGAGGGTCTGGCCAAAGGCCGCACCGTCAACTCCTGGCGGGGCTACCTGCTACCGTACAACCCACCGCCAGCTCCGCCCCTCCTGGCCAGCGACATCTGGACTCCGGGGCCCGAGGAGCTGCCGGTCCTGGTGAGCCTGCACCTGGCGGCGATCTTCCGGGACCCGGCCATGAAGGTCCCGGCCCGCCGCGACTGGAGCAAGGTGCCGCTGATCCTGGCCCGGAAGTGGCCCCTGCCCCTGGTGCCAATCCGCCAGGAGCCGCTGGAAGCCATGAAGGGCACATGGAGTTTCGACACCGAGTATGACCCGGCCACGGGGCACCTGATCCGCTACTCCATGTCCGACGCCCGGGAGGTGCGGGTGGTGGAGCGGGAGGACATGCGGACGGTGCAGGCTATGCCCGGGTCCACGCTCGTTATGCACAATGCGCCAGCCGACCTGCCCTACGTGGACCGGGACCTGTTCCAGGGGCCCTACGACCTGGAGGACACGATGTACGAGCACGCGGTGCTCTGGCCCGGGGCCACCGAGGACGATGAGGAGAAGTCTGGGGGCATTCGACACACTCTGGAGTTCCTGGGCTCCATGTACGCCCGGACGAACCGCTGGAAGCACCTCATGCAGATCAATCCCCTGGTGTACTCCGCTGGCGATGCCCTGGGCACCATCGACGCCCACAACGCCATGGCGGCGGAGTTCCGACGCGACGACCGGAGCTGGTGGTACTACCGCCAGGTGGTGCTGCCCCAGGCGCGGGTGATTGCCCGGGCCAAGCGGTACGGCCTGGCGCTGGACCAGCCGAAGGTCCGGGAGTTCTACGAGGACCTGGCCGTGCGGGCGCACGACGCAGAGCTGAAGGCGCAGGCGGCCGTGGGGTGGCCCATCAACCTGAACAGCAACCCGCAGCTCGTGGCGCAGCTCTACGAGCGGGAGCAGGTACACCGGAGGCGTCGCTGATGCCTGGCCGACGCAAGAACCCCTTCAACATCAGCCTCGACCGCCTGGCGGAGCTGAAGAAGCAGGGCGCGCAGTCCGCCGTCCTGGATGCCCGCCTGGAGTTCGTCGGCGCCGACAAGTACCGGGGGACCCTGGAGAAGCTGCTGGGCCTGGAGGTCTGCTACCCGGACATGAAGCCCACGCAGGCTGGGGGCCGCTGGAGCACCACGGACCCGCCCGCCCCGGGCTTCCCCACCGACGCCCGAGCCAAGGAGTCGAACCTCCCGCCCCTGCGCCACTGCTTCCGGCCCCACAGGGGCTTCTACTGGCTGGCCTGGGACTTCGACGCCATCGAGGCCAAGATCGTAGCGCTGCTCAGCGGGGACGAGGCGGACATTGAGGCGTTCAACCGGGGCTGGGACATCCACACCCTGACCGCCTGCGGGATGTTCCGGCTGGAGCGACCCCCGGACCTGACGAACGCCCTGCACAAGGCCGAGAGCTGCGCGGAGTGGCGCCGTGCCGTGCGCTGGGAGGGCAAGGACGACCTCCGCCGCAACCTGGCCAAGACCGGCCGCTACGCCTGTAACTACGGCCCGGACGAGTACGCCATGCTGAACGCCCGGGGGATCGAGAAGCTCGGGCTCAGCCACAAGGAGCTGCTGGCCGCTGGCCGGGCCTACCTGGCCTCCAAGCCGAAGCTCGTGGCCTGGAAGCAGGCGACCTGGAACCGCTGCAAGCAGGACCGGATGGCCCGGACCTTCCTGGGGCTGCGCCGCATGCTGTTCGGGAAGCCGGACGAGATGGCGCGGGAGGGGCTCAGCCACGAGGTGAGCGGGTCGGTCTCCGGGATCATGAACCTGACGCTGGCCACGCTCGTCGGGGAGAGCCCTTGGGGCGAGCCCACGGGTCTACTGAACCGCCTGGACCCCCGCGTCCACCTGGCCATGAACGCCCACGACGGGGTGAAGCTAGAGCTGCCGGAAGACGTGCCAGTCCGCCAGGCGTTCGAGCTGGCGAAGCCCGTGGTCGAGAAGGAGTGGGAGGTCGGGCCGCACAAGATCGTCTTCACGGCGTCCTACGAGATCGTCCGGTCAGATGGCTCGCACGAGGCACTGTAGGGCATGAAGGTTTACATCAGCGCAGGCTTCACCTCTCAGAAGCGGCTCCGCCAGTACCGGGACGAACTGTGGAAGATGGGGCACCAGGTGGTGTCGTCCTGGCTGGACGAGACGGCGATCCCCGAGGGCATGGACACTGTGGCCTTCGGCCGCAAGCTCGCGGTGAAGGACATTGCGGAGATCGTCGCCGCCGATGTGTTCGTCAGCGACAACCACGAACCCTCCACCACCGGGGGCCTCTACATCGAGCTAGGCGTGGCCCTGGGCCGGTTCCAGCACATCCAGGTCTGGGAGGTCGGCCCCCATGGCCGGAGCCCGTTCCACGAGTTAATGGATCGGCGGTTCGAGTCCTGGGACGACCTGCTGAACCATGTGCGGAGCTTCCAGGTGATCGCGAAGGAAGTCCCTTTTTCTTGCCCGCCGTCTACGGAAAGCCGTGGGAAAATGAAGGTGGAGGCTCCGGGGAGCCGTTGCTACTGCTACTCCTTCCCGTGTACCTGCCGTGGGTAAGACCTCCAAGCCGCTGCGCCTGCTGGTGCATCCCGAGATCGCCGCACTGCCTGAGTTCGAGGAGCTGCGAGCGAAGGGGCACACGGTCCTCGTCATGGATGACGTGTGGGCCGAGTCGCTCAGGTTGACCGACTTCGACGCCATCCTCGGTCCCACGACCTGGCGCATGACGCCCGCGCACATCAAGTACCTGCCCCTCGCCGTCGAGGAGGCCCGCAAAGCCCGCTACCCCAAGGAGCAGAAGCCATGAAGTGGATGAACGCCACCTTCGATTCGATCTTCAAGACCTTCGTCATCATCGCGGCCGGGCTCGCGCTCACGGCCGCTGCCGTCAGCCTCGGCGAGCCCGTCGAGCCCCAGGCCCAGGTCGAGGTCTTCCTCATCTGGACCGTCGTGGACGGCGAGCTGCACGACGTAGACGCCTTCCGTTCCGCCGAGCTGTGCGCCAAGGGCCTGGAGGAGTGGCAAAAGATGGCGGAGTACGCCCGCCAGACCCGCAAGGACCTGAACATCGCCTTCGTGGGCTGCGTGCCCGTGAAGACCCTGGCCCCGGCCGCGCCTGCGCCGAAGACGCAGGGCATGTGAGCCGAGCCGAGAAGATCGCCCTGGTGGCCCTGCTGGTGTCCTTCGGCATGTTCATCGGGGGCCTTCTGGAGTGCCCTGACTCCTGGCTGGCGCATCGGCTGATGCCCGCGATCTGGGACTCGGCGCCATGAAGTGCGCCATCTGCGGCTGCAACCCGAAGAACTACCTGTGCTCACGCTGCCGATCCAAGGCGGAAGGAGGCCGGGGCGATTGCCCCCGGTGCAACCCATGAACGAGGTCATCGAGATCGCTGAGGCTGCCCAGAAGCACGGGGTCCCGGCTGCCGCCCTCTGCGCCCTGCGGATCGCGGAGAACGGGCGCCCGGGACGCGAGTTCGGGGTGCTGTCGGTCAAGGCCGCGAGCTACGAGGAGCAGGTGGACGTGGCCGCGCAGAGCTTCAAGAACTCCGAGGCCCGGTACTCCAAGGCCACCGGGAAGTCCGCCCGCAAGGACGGCCGCTACACCACGGACTTCCTCACCTTCTTCTCCGCCCGCTGGGCGCCCATCGACGCCGACAACGATCCCCAGGGCCTCAACTTGAACCACGCTCGGAACCTCATCGCTGCCTACGGGTGGTTCGCGTGAAGACCCTTCTCCTGGACATCGAGACCGCCCCCAACAAGGCATACGTCTGGGGGCTGTGGGACCAGAACATCGCCATCAACCAGGTGGAGGAGAGCGGCTACGTCATGTGCTGGGCGGCCCAGTGGCTCGGCCAGGCCAAGGTCTACTTCGCGGCAGACTGGCAGCACAAGGCCGCGTCCAAGATGCTGCGCCCGGTCCACGAGCTGCTGGGCGAGGCGGATGCCGTCGTCCACTACAACGGCCTGAAGTTCGACATCCCCACGCTCCAGAAGGAGATGCTGAAGCACGGCCTCCAGCCCCCTGCCCCGTTCAAGCAGGTGGACCTGATGCTGGCCGTGAAGCGCGCCTTCCGGTTCGAGAGCAACAAGCTGGACTACGTGGCGCAGGCCCTCGGCCTGGGGGCGAAGGTGCGGCACCCGGGCTTCGAGATGTGGATTGCCTGCATGAAGGGTGATCCGGCTGCGTGCCGCCTCATGGAGAGATACAACCGGGGCGACGTGGCGCTGCTGGAGAAGCTCTACAAGCGCCTCCTGCCGTGGCTCGACCGCCACCCGAACATGAGCGCCCTCGCCGCCGGCCGCGACGTGTGCCCCAAGTGCGGCAGCGCCAACACGCAGGCTCGAGGAACCGTCGTCGCCATCACGCGCCGGTATCGGCGCTGGCAGTGCCAGAGCTGCGGGGGCTGGTTCCGCAGCACCCGCTCCATCGAGGGCCAGTCGGCCCGCACGACGCACATTGGAGGCTGAGGTGGAGAAGAAGCCTATCCTCGTTCTGTACCACGGGAACTGCCCGGACGGCTTCACCGCTGCCTGGGCCGTCCACAAGGCCCTGGGCGAGGCCGCCGAGTACCGCCCCTGCAATTACGGAGAGCCGCCCGTGCCCGAGGCGGAGACGCGGGACCGGGACGTGATCCTGGTGGACTTCTCCTACCCCCGGCCCATCCTTAACGGCTACGCCGTGCAGGCCCACAAGGTCGTCGTCCTGGACCACCACAAGACGGCCGAGGCGGACCTTCGGGACTGGAAGGGCGGGCGGGTCTTCTTCGACATGGAGCGCAGCGGTGCTGGGATCGCCTGGGACCACTTCCACGGCAAGCCCCGCCCGGCCATCGTGAACTACATCGAGGACCGGGACCTCTGGCGCTTCAAACTGCCCCACAGTCGCGAGGTCTCCGAGTTCCTGTTCTCCGTGCCCCGCACGTTCGAGATGTGGGACGAGGCGGCGGCGGACCTGGAGCAGCACTTCGACACGGTGGTCCACACCGGGACGATCCTCCTGCGCTCCAAGCAGGAGCGCGTGAAGGCCATGTGCAAGCACGTCCGCTGGCTGGACTTCGGCGGCGTGGCGCTGCCAGTAGTGAACGCCTCCGTGGACTTCTCGGACGTGGGGGAGTACCTGGCGGAGCGGCTGTCGGCACCCGCTGCTGGCTACTACTTCGACCGGGCGGACAAGCGCCAGTGGGGGTTCAGGAGCAAGCCTGGTTTCGACGTGAGCGAGCTGTGCAAGCGGTACGGTGGGGGCGGACACGCGACGGCAGCGGGCTTTCAGTCCGAGATCGGTTGGGAGCCGCCGAGGGCTGCCGCCCTCCCGGACGGGACTGACGGCTAAATGGCACAGCCCCGCTGGCTCCGCTGCCTGGGCTGCGACGGGCCCCGCACGGTGGCGCCGACGAAGTTCCAGCGCCTCAACGGGGTCCTGGTCGTGATGCCCGGAGCCGTGTGGCGCCTGGTGTGCCCGAGGTGTGACCGTGGGTGAGATTCAGGGCGTGTTCAAGGGAGTGGCGGCGGAGCACCCCTACGAGAAGATGAAGGCGGAGCTGTCGCAGAAGGTCACCCTCGCGCTGGACGGCTGGCCGAAGAAGGTGCCCCTCAAGCTGCTTGGGGTCCGCTGCGTCATCGTGGACGAGTACGGAGACGTGGAGGAGGAGAAGTGGTATCCGAAGCCCCCAGAGGTGCTGTTCCGACTCCAGCCGGACACGCCGCCTGTGACCTTGGACGGCCAGTTCCCGAAGAACTGGGAGCCCACGGAGCCCCGTGAGTACCGTCCTTGGAAACTGGACCCCGACAACCCGGATGTGGTGACCTACATCCCGGTGAAGCCCAAGAAGAAGAAGAAGAAGAACCCCTCCTAGAAGCCGTCCACCTGTACACCCAGATGTCCCCCAGGAGGACCTGGTTCTCAGGCGGTAGGTGCAGCCAGACCCTATTCACGGGGGCGCGTCTGCGCGATCCGGCCGCCGTACCAGGTACGGACCACCGTCACGTCGAAGGGCCGCTCACAGCGCCGACAGCGGATGCTGCCATGGGTGCCCGCGTCCCACTCCGAGACGGAGAAGTGCTCCCCGCACTCAGGGTTGGGGCACTGGGCCAGGACGACGAGGACCTTCCTCACTGCGGGACGGTCGAGCCCATCCAGGAGTCCCGGCCGCCTCCGCTCCGCACGAAGCTCTCCCGGTCCAAGGGGATGCGATCATCCTCCGGCTCGTTGGCCAGGCCAGTCTGCCGCAGTGCGGAAATTTCCTTCCTGGCGTACTCCATGGCGCTGCCAGGCGCGAGGGCCTGGAGCCACTCCCGAGCCCGCAGGCGCACGAACTCCACGAGCACCCAGTCCGAGGGGAAACTTGGGATGGAGCCCGCCTCCATGACGTTCGGTAGGGCGTAGTAGACGAGGGTGGCTGAGGTCGAGGTCCGGGGTCGGGGATGGACGCGCAGACCTGGCGGCGTCACGGTGTAGATCACCGGGTCCCCGACCTGCCCCGTGACGCGGAAGTCCAGGGTGCGCTGGAAGCTCCGGCGCCCCAGGCGAGCCTTGTTGATGATGACGCCATCCCGGACATCTAGGATGAAGTTCGCTGGCAGAGTGGCAACGCCGTCCGTATTGATGGAGATGGGAGTGTCTGTGAGAATCCCAGCCCACGGGAAGGTATTGTGGAACAGGTCCAGGGCATCCTGGAGCCAGCCCACGGCCATGCAGTCGTCCACGATGGTCCCGTTGGGGCGGCACTTGGAGTTCAGGCTCGGACTGTCGCTCATGTCCAGGGCCCGAATGATGATCTGGTCGCGGCTCAGGCGGTTCACTCGGCTCAGCTCCTCATAGGAGTTTCAGGATGGCGTCCAGGGCGTCTCGGGTGGCCCCGGCGCCGACAAGGCCGACCTTCGTCCGGGCGTCTGTGGGGTCCCCGTTCAGGGCAGCGTGCAGGCGCCCCAGGTAGTCGTAGAGGACCTTGAGGGCGTCCTCTGGGTCTGGGGGCATGTTGGGAACCTGGGGCAAGCTCATCGGACCACGTTCTCCAGAACCAGGGGTGCGTACACACGCCGGGCCGCCTGGAAGGCCAGGTGCTCCATGCGGCGAAACGTGGGGTCCTTCTCCGCAAGGCGTGCGGTGATTGCCTTGTTCGCCCAGACATGCATCGACTCGTCCTGGGCGATTTGGAGGTAGTCGGAGGCCATGGGCCTGGTGGCCGCAGCCAGGCGGAAGACCCGCGCCAGCTTCGTGAACCACCGCTCGGCCTGCTGCTCCACGACCCGCAGCGTGGCCAGGGTGTGCGCCGTCCGCAGGGGCTCCGGGAGGTGGCTGATGAGTAGGCAGTCGCGCTCCGCCAGGGCCGCGTGCGGGGTGATCCCCTGCTGCGGTTCCCAGCCGAGCTTCACCGCCCAGGCCGCCGAGGTCTCCCCGTGGGCCCGTTCCTGGGCCACGATGGTCTCCCGATAGAGGCGCTGCTCCTTGTCCGTGAGTAGAGGGCTCCGCGAGAGCCACCCGGAGGCGATAGCTGCGATCTTGTCCGCCACGCCGAAGCTGGCGATGATGACCGGAAGGTCGTGCTTCATCAGTAAGCTCCCTTGAAGTCCGGCCTGTCCGGCATGTCGAAGCTGACCACGGCATAGTGACCGGGGTGGTGGCGTTCCCAGACCTCGCTGGGGCGCACCTGGAACCGCTCGTCTCGCTCCCACTTGTTCAGGAGTGGGTGCGTCATCAGACTCTTGAAGCACACCCGGCGCACGCCGATGTCCCACAGGGCCTCCACGAGGCTGTGGCTGCCCTGGGTGAAGACCTGGGAGCCCACCACCCACTGCACCCAGACCTCCTGGGGGCCTACGGAGCGGTCCAAGAGTCGGGCATGAGCGGGCCTGCCACCCCGGTACCCGATCCACCAGGCCGCGTTTGGTGCGTCTGGGGCCTTCTGCTGGACGTGGTAGGCGAACTTCGCCGCGTCGTCCAGGGCCAGCCAGGCTGCTCGCTGCTCGGTCTGGTCGGGGTGGTCATGGCGAACTGACACGATGTCCTGCCACACGTCGCTGGCCCAGACTTCCTTCTCCGTGTTCAGCGCAAGAACCGCCTCCAGGGCCTCCGGTTCATCCCGCTCGAAGACCCGCACGTCGTCCCCAGCCTTGTCCACCGGGGCTCGCTTCTTGGGGACGCGCTCCTGGTGGTCAGAGTCCAAGACCGGCTCCGTCTCCAGAGCGTTTCGCAGCTCGTCCGCGAAGGTCATCATCGGAACTTCGGGCCTCCCAGCCAGCCGATCAGGATGCGCCGCTCGCCCTTCGTAACCGGCAGCGCCCGGTGCTGGATGAAGCTGGGGAAGACGTAGGCCGTCCCCTGATCCCGGGCCAGGATGCGATTCGGCTCGGCGTCGAAAATCTCGAACTCCCCGCCCTCGTACTCCTCACCGGGCCTGGAGAGCTGAAGAATCACGGCCAGCTTGCGCTGGAGGCGCCGCCAGTTGTCGCCCCGATCCTGGTGCCAGGCGAAGTGCCCGGCCTCGTCAGCGGAGTACCGGACGTAGTGCAGGTTGTCCTGGAAGCCCCACACGTCGTACTGCCAGAAGTGCGCGTTGGCCTCCTGGGCGATGTCCCCAAGCATGTCGTACAGGGGCTTCACCGCTGGGTCCTCGTGGGGCCAGGGCAGCCACACCGCCTGGCAGCTCCTCCGGGAGCGATCCTCCCGCATGCCCTCGTGGAAGCCGACCTGCCCTGGGGCGCCCTTCCGCGCCAGGTACTCGTCCCCGATGCGGCGAATCTCCGCGAGCTGCTCGGGGCGCAGGAACGGCGCGGCGATGCGGATGTTCGGGTCCGTCATCGCGGGGAACGGCGCAATCGGGTACGTCATTAGACACCTACCTTCGTGATGGTCCCAGCGCTGTCAACAATCCAGACGAGGCTCCCGCCTTCGACCCACCGGGACCCGATGAGGCCACCTGGGGGCACCGCGCCGAAGTTGATCGTGTGGTCCAGGAAGCGCAGGACGCCGCTGGCGTCGATGTAGCGGAACGTGTTCGAGACGATCCCGTGGTCCCAGACTGAGCCTGCGAGGGCGCCGGGAGGCGTGCCCTGGGAACTCCCCGTGCGGGCCTGGTCCACGCCGTTAGCGTCGATCCAGTGGATGTTCGAGCCGTCGATCCAGAGGGAGCCCTTCACGGCGCCACCGGGAGAAGGCGGAGGTGGCGGAGGTGGGGGTGGGGGTGCCGGAGGCTCGCTGGGTGGCGGGCTGCCCATGCCGTTGCCACCCATCCCCATCCCTTCGCCCATGGCGCCAGTCACAGGGTGCTGGAGCGTCTGGCGGTCACCGAACCAGAACAGGGGAAGGTCCCCAGGGCGCCGCATTACGTCGCCCACTTATTGCTACCGACTGGGAGCACCACTCGCGCGGTGCTCTCGATGTCCGCTCGGAGCTGGCCCGAGACGACGATGTTGCTGCTGCCTCCGGGACCGACGACCACGCGATTCTGGTTGTCCACCTGGGCCACCGCCACGTCGGCGGTGTTTGCAGCGTTGCGGCCCATGATGGCGGCGGCGTTCGGCAGGCGCAGGGCACCCGAGGCCGCGGGGTTCGCCCCCAGCTCCAGGAAGGTTAGAGCCGCGTGGAACGGGCTTACCTGGCGCCAGTTCCCTGCACCCTCAGCGACGAAGAACAGTGTGTCCCCCGCCTCGGTGATGTAGTTCCGGCCCTTCTGGAGGATCAGAGTGGTGGCGTTGTGGGTGATCTGGAGGGCCGCCTCGAACTCCAGGACGATGAGCTGGCCTGGCTGCCGCGTAGCCATGGCCGTGATCGCCGCCGTGCCGGTGACGTGGAAGAAGGTGCCGCTGGACGGGATCGGTAGGGTGGTGGCCGAGGCAATGTCCGCACCCTTGGAGAAACCGCCCCCGCTCCCAGAGGTCAGCAGCAACCCCACGACCGTCCCGGCGCCGCCCGCGCCTGTAAGGGCCACCGCGACCGCGCCCGAAGGCGGTGGGTTGCTGGCAGCCGAGAGGCCCGTGTCGTAGAGGGCCTTGGACGTACCGGACTTCGCAAGATAGTTCCCACGCACCACGGCACTCGCAACCTTGACCGTCCAGGCACCCACGGCGGCGAACAGGCCCGCTGCCGTGTCCGCGATGGTCTCCATGGCGACGACGAGCTGGCGCGTGGTGTCAGGCGTGTCCGCCAGGACAACGCTCTCGTCGTTGGCCGCACTGAGGCCCACGACATCGCCGCTGACGAGGCCACCGCCCGTGCGGTTCGTCAACTCGACGCCAGCTCGATGGCCCGCGTTCCAGTTTGACGGCTGGACGAGCGTTGGGTCCGCGCCGTCAGACTTTGGAGACGTGAACGGATGGACGACCTTGTTCATACCTACGCCACCCTCCCGAGTGGGGCCCCCGGCTCGATGCGCCGAGCAGCCAGACGTGCTCCGTAGTAGCGGAGCGTGATCGGTGTCGTGAACTCGAACCGCACAGCCAGGAAGCGCCCGGTCACGTCGCCGCCACGTGGCTGCGAGGGGACGATTTCTGCCAGGTCGATGTCCTGGGAACTGACGGCAGCCTGGGCATTGGGGTCTTCCAGGAGGTCGTTCTTGACGACCTTAGCCCGCAAGAGCCCGTAGCCGGGACCCCGCTCCGCGAAGACCTCGAAGCCTTCCAGACGGTGCGGGTCGAAGGACGGAACGTTGATGAAGCCGTGCTGCCAGAAGCCGGAGAAGGTCATCACGTCGTCCAGGCCGCCCGGGACCGGGTTGATTGACAGCGCCCGCTTCGTGGCGTCATCGAACAGGAGCGTCTGACGGGTGTCGGTACGGTTATCCAGACCGACGCTGATGGCCACGCCCAGAGCGCCCCGGAAGGCAATGGGCTCCGCGAGCCCCTCGGCCTTGTTCGGGACCTTGATGCTCACCAGGCCCTTGCAGAGCCCGGCATCCCCGAGGCGCGGGTAGTAGAAGTTGACTTCCCGGGCCTGGGGGTCGAAGACCCCGTGGATGTGCTTGGCGTAGAGCTGGTCCAGGTCCTTCTTGACCTGGGGCCACACGCCGTCCGCCACCCAGTCCTGGCGGGCCCCGTCGAAGTAGCCCACCCGGCCGATGTCGGTCATGTAGTAGTGCGCGCCGTCCACGTCCACGACGGCGGCGGGGCTGGCGGGACCGTCCCAGAAGCCCCTGATGGTGAAGGCGAAGTAGGTCGCGTTCGTCTGGCCGCCAGGCTGGCCGATCCAGATGGACCTCTCCTTATAGACTACCACTCCGAGGGTGCCCAGATTGCGGACAGCGACCACCTTGTCCAGGGTGTCCGCCAGGGTGCGAAAGTTCAGCGAGGGCCAAGTGGAGAGGTCCAGGGCGTTCCCCCACTGCACGGTGTACGGCGGGACGATGCCAATGATCCGGTCGCTGGCGGTGGTCACGTCCGTCCACTTCGGCGGGCTGCCGCTGATGGTGCTGGTCGTGGCCGCCACCGAGTCCCAGCTCCGGGGCACGTCCACCCCGTTGCTGATGACCACGAAGATGTTGGAGCCGATCTGGATGCCGGTCATACGGGCAAAGTCGTGGTCCCCAGCCGTCAAGGCGGAGCCCGTAATGTCATGCCAAGAACCGCCATAGAAGGCCCACACCTTGCGGGCTGTGGCCGCTACGAGCATCGAGCCCGCGCCAGTCGTCACCACGAAGGCGGTGTTCTCGAACGAGGCCGGGTCGAAGGCAGCGGAGCCCAGGGCTGCGATGGCGATAGCGCCGGTCACGCGCCGCCCGAGGCTCTGCGGGTTGAACTGGGTGATGCCAGGCCGGGGCACCAGGGCCCCCTCCCGCAGCGCCACGTTGAAGCCGTCGTAGAGGGCGTCTTCAGGCAGCGCGTAGGGCGGCAGCCCGCGCAGGACGCCACGGAGCGGGGAGCGCCAGGCCCCGAGAAGGTTCTCTCCCTTGACGGTAATCACCGGGCACCACCGCCTCCGAGCCAGCCCATGATGACGGACACCACGGCAGAGATACCGGCCACGGCCCCCAGGACCCAGGTCCGGAAGTCCAGGAGCTTGTCCACCTTGGCCTCGACACGCGCGAGGCGCTCCTCCAGGGCGTCCAGGCGGCTCATTCCTTGACCCTCGGGTTGTTCCGAAGGGGCTCGCGCTCGCGGGGGTAGACCTGCCGCGACGCCTCCCCGAACAGTGGCACCAGGGGCGCCGTGAAGGGTGAGGGACTGGTCTGGAAGGGCCGCCCCACGTAGCTGGGGAGCTGGCGCGGGATTGGGACCATACCCATGTTCAGCCACTTCGAGGAGGGCACGTCCTGCTTGGCGAGTGGACCCTCTCGGGTGATCCAATCCAGGACAGCATCCACTTCCTCGGGCTTGAGCCGCTTGTCGAGGTCCTTGAGTTGGTCGATGGTGGCGGCGCGCATACGGAGCATGTCGATGCTTCCGTCCGGGCGCGTGAACTTCGCCGGGTCAGCCGTCTGGAGTACGCGCTCCACGGCCTTGAAACGGCTGTAGTTCTCCAGGGCCCCGCTGAAGACATCCCCCATGTTGGCCTGGTCGAACATCTGGGTGAGTTCCTTCTTGGCCGCCTCGCGAAGCTGGGCGATCTGCCCAGAGTCACGGGCCCCCTTGAGGGCTCCGTCCTTGAACGCCTGGGGGCCGAGGCTGGAGAACAGGTCGAGAGCTTCACCCACGCGGAGCTGTGTGCCCGGGGCGAGCCCATAAGCTTTCCAGAGCGAGGGTACGTCCGCTGGGAAGACGAGACCCCGGTGATTCGGCTCCGCCATCCATGCCTGCTTTAGGAGCCCAAGGTGGTTCTGAAAGGCTTGATGAGCCTCCGCGTCGCCCCGTCCGGCCGCGAACTTGATGAGGTCGTCGGCGGTGTTCAGGGGGAGCTGCGTGCCGGTGATGTCCTTGACGACGTTGGTGCCGGTGGGTACGTCCTGCGGCGGGCGCCGGAAGATGCGCTGACCGACCTCCCCGACCTTGGCGATGGCCTCGCCTGCGCCTTGCACTGCAACACCCTGCCCCGCGCCCTGAGCTGCGCCCATCGGGATGCTGCCGCCTTCCAGCGCCGCCTCCGCGCCGCCGCCGACGGCCCCCGCGCCGCCCGTCAGGAGCATGCGCGTGAGAGGACGCAGGCGTCCGCCGAGGCCGAGGGTGCTGAGGTCCACGGCCAAGTCCGCGCCGGTCTGTGGCAGGAGCGTCTCCGCCAAGGCCCGCGCAGGCGTCCGCGAGTCCCCGGCAGCCTTCTGCTCCGGTGTGCGCCGGTCGATGAGGTTTACGCCGAGACCCCGGTCGAGCATCGTCTCCCCGACCTGGGTGAGAGGCCCCAGGAGGTACTTCTTGAGCGCAGAGGGCTCCGCCTTCGGCTCCTGCTGCGCGATCTCGTCCGCGCTCTTGTACTTCCCTCCGCGCAGGCCCGCCAGGAACAGCGTCGCCTGGCCGTCTGACATCTTGGTGTTCGACCACAGATTCTTGAGCTGGTCGATGTAGGGACGGTCCTCCTCGCTGATCCGGCCTCCGGCGTCCACGGCCTGCGTGACGGCCTGGGCAGTCCTCGGGTCGGGCTCGTAGCCTGCGTAGGAGCGGGGCGGGCGCTGCGGGTCGGGCACTGTCTATCGTCCCTTCGGAATCTGCGTGTTGAGGAAGTCGATGCTCGCGGCCTTCTTGGCGTCGGGCGAGGCACCTTTGCTGTACGTCTTGAGGATCGTGTCGTACTTCTGGTGGAACTCCTTCGCGGCCTTCGCTGCTTCTTCCTTGTTGCCTGCAATGCCCGCCCGGATCGCCCGGGTGAACGTCTCCATGACCGCCACCTTGAGCTGGGCCGTGGCCTGGCTGTCGGTCGGCGTGAGGATGAGGCCCTCCACTGACTGCACGTCCCGGTCGGAGAGCTGCGCGCCTGCGCCCTGGAAGATGCGACCCATGGCGAGCTTCATCGGCATGAGGGCGTCGAGGACGCCACCAGGCGTGGGCACGCCGATGGCGTTCCCGAACTTCGTCTGGAGGTACTGTAGGACGTTCCCGCCAGGGGCGTTCGCCAGGTCGGGGATGATCTCCTTGTAGATCATCGCCACGTTCTCGATCTGGGTCATGTTGTTCCACATCTTCACGTCTTCTTGCGTGTCCAGGGTCTTGTAGCGGCCCGGGGTGGCCTTGATCGCGCCCGTCGTGAGGGCCATCTTGTCCACTTCCGTGACGGCCTTCCGGTCCAGGACGATCTTGTTCTGGAAGCCGGGATGGAGGCCGATGGGGGTGGCATCCTCGCGAGCCAGACGGCGCTGCTCGGCGAGGTCGCCCTGCGCGGCCGACACATCGACCTTGCCCTGCTGGATGAGCTTGCGGGCGGCCCCGAGCACCGGAGCCCCGAGCGGGCCTGCGGCTGCCGCTTCCTCCGCCGTCTTGAACTTCCCTCCGGACACCTCGCTGACCGCTGCGTCCAGGTCCCCGATCTGGCCGGTGTTCGGCCGGGTCACGAGGCCGACCCACTGGAGGGCCTGCGCCTGCGCCGGGCCTGGGGTCCGGGCGGCCGTGAGGAGGCCCCGGAAGTCGTACTGGCCCTGGGTGATCTGCGCCGCCCGGGCCTCCTGCTCTGCCGTGGGCTTCGGGATGCCGGTGGCGCCAGGGATCGGGATGGCCGAGACCGCACCGCTGGCCGGGTTCGTGACGAGGACCATGCCGAGGTCGCTGTTCACATGGAAGCCGAACTTGTTGCTGATGGCCGGGATGAGCGCCTTGGACACCTCGGGGTCGAGGTAGTCGTTCAGCGTCAGGACGATCTTCAGGGGGTCCGTCTCCCCGTTCAGCGACGTGAGGGCGGCGTTGACGCCTGCCCGCTTCGTAGCGCGCTCCCCGAGCTGGAGGCGCGTGGTGAGCAGCGCCTTCATGACCTCCGGTTGGAGGTTGGGGTTGGCGGCCAGGTGGGCGTCGATGGCCTTCGCGGCCCCCGCCAGGTCGTTCTTCTCCATGGCCGCCCGCACGGGCTCCATGGCCGTGTTGAGCTGGCGCAGGGCCCCCGCTTGGGTGTAGGGCTCCGCCGCCTTGAGTAGCTCCGAGGCTGCCTCCCGGTTGGGGTTGACGATGGCGCCCTCGCGGATGAGGCGCGCTGCGCCCTCCGGGTCCTGGCCGCGCATCTGCTCCGCGCGCCGCAGGAGGAACTGGGCGTCTGCCGCACCCTGCCGCAGGCGCTCGTCCTGCTGGACGGCGAGGTAGCCCTGGGGGTGCCCGCCGAGGGCTCCGATGATCCCGGCGCCCTTGAGCCACCACGGGGCGCCCTCGACCTGCGGGGCCTTCTCCGGGAGAGGTGCCTGGGCCGGGGCCTGGACGACGGGCTGCGGGGGCGCCTGGGCGACAGGCATGCCGCCAGGGATTGTCCCAGGCACCATCTGCGTCGGGGCGGCCTGCCCCTGCTGCTGGGCGAGGTACTGCTCATACGCGGCCTTCAGCCGCGCCATGGTCTCCTGGTCGAACAGGACTGGCTCAGCCATCAGTAGCCCCTATTCCGGAGCCAGGAGCCCACCAGGAGGCTCGTAGCGGGCGAGGGCTGGATCGAGGGGCGCATCCCGCCTGGGACCCCACTGCTCATGAGGGGCGCGGGGGCCGCCACGGCAGGCGCTCCTGCCGGGAGGGGCGCGATGCCCGGAGCCCCAGGGTTCTTGCCCCGGAGGCTCATGGGCGCCACGGACTCAGCGACCTGGGCTGTCGCAGGGCTGGCGCCGAGGGCTTCGGCTGCCGCGCCGGTCATCCCCGCCCCGCCGCTGCCATAGAGGCTCTGGAGAGCTGCGAGGACCCCCGAGCTGGCTGCCGCGCCACCGGCAGCGGCTCCGGCACCTGCGGCCCCAGCCGCGCCTGCTCCGGCCGCCCCGGAGGCTGCCGCCGAGCTGGCTGCTGCGCCTTCCGCCGCTGCCGCGCCGCCTGCTGCCGCCCCCGCACCCGTCCCGAGAAGCCAGGCCATCACGCCACCGCCAGGGCCGTCTGGGCCCTACGCACAGCAATGTCGAAGACCGGGCGTAGCCATCGCCGCACGCACGAGGACCGCTTGGCCAGGGCCGCCACAGGGCGGCCAACCATTGCGTATCCACAGCGCGCGATAGTCGCCACCGGCCCCTGCCAGCCGAAGCTGATCCAGTACCGGGCCAGGCTCGCCTCGGGGCTGTCCACCCCATAGATCGCATCCGCGATCCAGCACAGGCCGAAGTTCCAGGACGAGCCGCTCTGCCGCCCGGTGCTCTGAGAGGTCGCTGCCAGCGTCGGGAGGCCCGTGAGGAGCTGCATGAGGATGTTTAGGGGGTTCTGGACCTCGCCCTCGTACTGCGCGCGGCGCCCGGCGCCTGCGGCGTCCAGAGCGGCCATGAGGCGGTCCAAAGTGCGCTGCTCGGTCAGGCCCCCGAGGCCGAGCTGCGTCTGCCCGTACAGGGTCCCCGCCTGCTGCGCCTGCTGGAGGATCGGCAGGGCGAGCTGGGCTCCGGCGTTCCCGAAGGCTTCTGCCTGGGCGCCTGAGCGGCCCATACCGGAACTGATGAGGCTGTTCATGATGCTCGGCCCCGCGATCCGCTCCAGGTAGTCCCGGCTGGCGGCGATCTGGGGCTCCGGGTTGGAGAGGCCCCGAAGGGTCTCCAGTCCGGCCGCCTCGTAGGGGTTCACCAGGGGCTCATTGACCCGGCCCTGGAGGGTCGAGAGGTAGCCCTGCTCGGCGGTGTTCGGCAGCGCGAGCTGCGCGCCCCGGGCCGAGAGCGCAGGTGCGCCTCCGGTGCTCCCGATGAGCCCCTGGAGCTGCCCCGCGCGCATCTTGTTGACTTCGAGCGAATACGGGTCGTAGGAGCTGCTGCTATCCTGCCTACCCGAGGAGCTGGAACCGCCACCTGTAATGAGCCCCGACACTCTGCCTCAGTCCTCTCGTGCGCGGCGGAGCGGAGCGCCGAGCGTCCGTTCCATGACCACGCGAGTCGTCTTGAATCCGTACAACCGTTCCCAGACCGCAGCATCGCGGCTGGTGCCCATGAGCATCTGTGTGGCGCCGTAGGACCGGCCCCACGAATCCATGAAGTCGATACACGCCTGGCGGAGCCGCTTGCCCACCACCACATCCGTCTTCGCCTGGAGGACTAGAACCCACTGGCGGCCGTGGGCACCATCCAGGCAGCACAAGCAGTGGCCCACGAGGCGGCCCGAGCCCTCTACGAAGGCCAGGAGGAGAATCCCGGGGTCCTGCGCGATGAGCCGTCGCACCCACTGCTGGGCCAGGGCCTCGCCGTTGTACTCGGTCGGCGTCTCCCGGGCCATCTTCAAGATGCGCTGCACCGCGAAGGGCATCAGCAGGCCGGTCTCCTTGCTCAGGGGATCGACCTTGAGGAGCCGGATCACGCCGTGGCGCCGTCCAGGGCTGGGAGTTCCCGCACCAGGATGCGTCGGTACTCCCGGAAGCCTGCCGCCTTCTCCCACGCCTTCTCGCTGCGGGAGGTGGTCATGACGATGGCTGCGACCTGGTGCTGGCGGCCGAATGCCTCCACGGTCTCCAGGGCCAGCCGCAGGGCGTCCCCGACGTTCCCATCCGCCTTGAGCTGGTGGATGAAGGCCACGCGGGTCCCGTCCTCGATGGAGGTGATGTTCGCCAGGCAGTGCCCTGCCACCGCGCCCTTCTCGTCCACGAAGGCCAGGAGCAGCGAGCCCTGGGCCGCCGCCCACACGGGCAGGAGCAGCTCCTTGGTCACGATCACCGCGTTCAGCTCCGGGGAGAGCTGCTTGCTGTACTCGATCATGCGCTGCGTGATCTGGGGCATCAGCAGCCCCGCCACAGGGTGATAGGGGTCTACCCGGACCACCTTCACGACTGCACTCCGCCGTCGAGCAGCTCCAGCTTCTGGCGCCGCTCCTCCTGCTCCGGCGTCACGGGCGCGAGGTCCTTCTGCGCGGCGGCGCGCTCGAACTCGGCCATGGTCTTGGCGCCGAGGAGCACGTCGATCACGTTCCGGACCTTCATGGCGATCTCAGGACCGTACTTCCGCTCCAGCTCCATGGCGTCTCGGACCCGGTAGTTCAGGTCCACGAGGCGGCGATCTAGAAGGGCGGCGAGCTGGTTGAAAATCTGCTCGGCCTTCGTCATGTCCTTGGGGTCCACATGCGCCTCGGCCTGGAGCGTCTCACCGAGCGCACAGTCCTTCTGAATCCGCAGCGTGATCGGTTGCATCATCCCTCCTAGAAGTGGCTGAGCGGCACGGGCGCCGCATTGCCGTAGTGGTAGTCGAACGAGTCATACGGAATTTCCCGGCGAGCACCGCGCGCCCCGATGATGAAGGCTCGCTTGTGGCCAGGATCGAAGTTCCGCTCAGCCTCCGTGGCGTAGCGGTCGAGGTCCATGAGGGTCCGCGCCATGGGTCCGGGGACCCGTACTCGGCCCGGGCCGTACATACGGCCGTTGATGTAGCACGGCTGCGACAGGATCACGTCCACAGGACGGTTCGCGTCGAGCGCGGCGAGCGAGGCGGCCTTGACCTTCTTGGGCTTGCCCTTCTGCGAGGGCTTGGGCTTCTTCTTCGGGGCAGGTTGCGGCTTGCCGGTCCAGCTCGTCGCGTGGACGGTGGGCTTCGGCTTGCGCTTCTTGGCGGGCTTGGGCGGCTCCGGCGAGTGAATCGCTGAGCCCTCGAACAGTGGCATCTGTGCGTCCTGCACTGGTGGAAGAACCCTTTCTGGGCTTGCCGGTCTCCGATGAGAGGGTTAGGCAGCCGCTTGAAAGTAGGTGGCCGGGTTAGGCCGGAAGCTCCGAGGCGAAGCTCGAACCCGTCTCGATCCGCGCGAAGTAGGCGTTGTCGAGGAGGAAGCACTTCCACATCAGCTTGGAGCCCACCTTCCTGCCCTGTGCCAGTGGGTTGGCCCACGAGCTACCGGCCGGGGTGATGTACGACTCCAGGCTCATGCCGTTGAGTTCCACCCGTCCGAACGCATCCTTCCCGAAGACCCATGCCACGTAGACCTCCACGCCGCTCGCGGGGTTCGCGGGCGGGTTGAGAGTCTCCGTGCTGGCCGTGTACAGGCCGTCCAACGCGGCACTCACGAAGCCCGCCGCAGCGTTCTTGATGACACGCTTGAAGGCACCGGAGCCGTTGTTGTCCGTGTACACGTCGTAGACGTAGTTGGTGCTCGAAGGCATCGTGATCGTGGCCGTGTTCGCCACCACCGCGCTCTGAACAGAAATCTTCCGCTCGTAGAACGAGTTGGCGTCCTTCGCCACAACCGTCACCTTCCGCGCACCCGCGACCGCCGAGACCTGAGCCTTCTCCGCCGTAGTCGCGCTGGTATCCGGGGCGGGAACGCCCTTGAACACGGGGAGGTAGTTCCCCCGCTTCCAAGACACGTCCATCCACTTACCGATCTCGGCGTACTCCAGCTTGCGAACCTCGGAGAACTGCGCCGCACCCTGGAACAGCGTGTCGGAGCCCACGATGTCACCCTCTTGCTGAGGAGCCATCACGCCTCCGTACAGACCGCTCTGGTACTGAGCAGCACCCTTGGCGCGCAGAGAGACCGTAGCCTTGAGCACGACCGCTGAGGTCAGCTTATCCGTCGCTGCGAGGTTGCCCCGCGCAGTGATCGCACCCGGGAAGTAGACCGAGGTGCCACCGAGGAGAACCTGAGCGATTTCCCGCTCCAGGCACTCCGTCATCGCCAGGCCCGTTCGGTCGATAGCGACCTGGAGGGCTGGGTGAGTCGTGGTGATAAGCGCAACGTCCGTGAGAAGGGCCACGATGCCCCACTGCTCGACAGTCACGTCCACGTTCTCGATAGCCAGGGCGACCGCATCAGGCGGCACGCCTTCGGTCAGCGGCGCGTTCGGCGCGGCCATCCGCTTGTGCCGCACGACACGGAGGGACTTACCCATCCGCTGCGGGAGCGAGTAGCGCGTGGCGAACGAACCGAGAACCATCTGGCGCTCCGCGATCCGGAACGTCTGGCGCTCGATGTAGACGTTCGGCGCGTCATTCGACAACGCCGAAAAGTTTGTTACTGCATCTGCCATTGTTTTCTAGTCACACCCGCCTTTGCAGGGCGTAGGATCGAGCTGCGTTCGCTAGGGACCCCCGCGCTCATCCGGCTCGTGCGCGCAGCTCGTCGCACTCACCGCTCGCGGGGTCTTAGCGGCACCGCTCCCGCTGGGCGCCCTCACAGCGGGCGGCGATGCCTGGGTTTGATCGGTCCCGAAGCCCGGCTTCAGATAGAGAGGCCGGGGCTTACTCGGGTCCGCTGAAAGCTACTGAGGCTTCTTGGGATCGAAGATGTCGATGACCTCACCGAGACGGCCAGACGCTTTGCCAGCGGCCTGGGCTCGCTCGAGGTCTTCGGGAGCGTCCTTGCCGGTCACAATCGGCGCCGTTTCCGCCGCGATGTCCGCCAGGAGCCCGAGTGCGCGCAGAATCTTCTTGAACCACTCCACGGGATCAGCTCCTAGAAAGAGATGTTCGACAGGCCCTTTTGCAGGTCGTCGTCGCTGAGGTCGCGGGCGTTGAGCACGCGGGTCGTCTGCGGGCGTCCGCCACCACCGGCCGTGCTCGCGTCGTTCGCGTTCTGCACAGCGTCAGAGCGGCGCTTGATCTCGTCCTCGACCATTTCCTTCCACATCGGCCCGCCGCGCATCCAGTTCTTGATGTCCTCGCGGGGGACCGGGCGGCCGGAGCGCATGGTCTCCGAGAACTTCTCCTCGATCTTGTCCTTGAACTTCACCATGTCCGGGTTCGTGGCGTAGAACGTCGCGGCGTCCATGGCAGCCTGCGCCTGGAGGCTGACGTGCTGGAGGGCCGGGGCCACGATGGGGGCGACGAGCTTCGTCACCGGGTCCTGCTCCTGGCCGTGCTGGCCACCGAAGCGGGGCTCCTCGTAGCGGGGCTCCTGCTGCTGCTGCGCCGGGCGCATGCCCTCGAAGCCCGCCTTGATGCTGTCCTGGATCGTCTGCTGGAGCGCGGCCGGGTCGAACGCGGGGGCCGCTGGAGCTGCGCTGCCGCCGCCCTGAGCCTCTCCGCCGCCCTGTGCGCCCTGTGCGCCTTCGCCTTCCGGCATGAGGTCCTCCGTGGTGGGAATCGGTACTGCCTATAGGTCCATCATACTACGGGTTTCCGTACCGTACCAAACTACTCTTGAGCCAGGACCGCGAACTTCTGGGGGAGGTTCAGCAGCTCCTCCAGGAGTTGAGCCTTTCCGCGTAGTTCGGCGGCCTTCTCGCCCTCTGCGCGCCGGAGCTGCCGGTCTACCTGTCCCAGGCGCGTCTCGAACTCCGTCTTGAGGTCCTCCCAGGAGAAGCCCTTCGGAACGTCCATCTATCCCTCCGTGGGGCTGGCCGCGAGGGCCCGCCCGATGATCGCAGCGGCATCACCTGGGCTCCCAGGGACGCTAGGCCCTCCAGGGCCCGGGGGCGGCCCGCCAGCCTCGTTGAGGGCCTGGGCCCGCATCAGAGCCAGCCGGTCGGGGGACATGGGGCGCACGATGTTCTCCAGGCCCCGCTCGCCCAGGCCGTCCCGCCAGGCCCGCTTGATGAGGTCCGGCCAGTTCAGCTCGAAGCCCTGGGCGTTCAGGCCCGGCTCCGCCTTGACCAGGAGCGTCAGAGCCCCCACGAGCTTCTGGGCGCGCATCTGCTGGTCCTGGGACTGGAGGGTCCCGGTCCACCGGAAGCGCCAGGAGCCCGCCAGGTCCTCCACGGTCATGGTGGCGGGCGGGTAGTCGGCCGTGCCGGGCACCCGCATGATCTGCATTCGGGGGACGAACATGAGGGTGTTCCGGTAGTGGTCCCCCAGAGAGGGCGTCATGATCTCCTGCTCGATGATCTCGGCCAGGTCCTTGATGTCGCCCATGGCCAGGGAGATGAGGCCCGTGACGGCGAAGCCCGCTCGGGGCATGCCGCGCGTGGGCTGACCCTCGGAGTAGCCACCGCCACCGCCGAGGCTGTTGATGAGCGCCAGGGTCTCCTGCTTGGCCCGCACGGCCGAGAGGCTCACGTCCGGGACGTTCAGGACCTTGGCGCCCTCCACGGACTGCATCTGCCACTTCTTCCGGGGCCCGAAGACGAGGGAGTCAGCACGGGCCACCTGGTTCACGTCCACCACGACCGGGGGCACGGAAGCGATGACCCGAGACTCCTCCCCCTGGTTCACCTGGTCGTTGTAGAGGACCTGGAGGGGCTCCAGGTCGTCCATGATGCCCGTGGTGTGGTGCTCCCCCGGGATCGGCCGTCCGAGAGCCATGCGGTAGGGCGGGATCGGGTAGCGGGCTCGCTGGAGGCGGGTGATCCTGGGCGCCTTGGGGACGTTCCAGACCAGCCACGCCTTGCACTGGGCCCCGTTCATGGGGAACCAAATCTCCGTGAGGGCCACGAAGCCCTGTGGCGGCATGGACGCCTTCTGCTCGCCCTGGCCAGCGAAATCGGGCTGAATGCCCTGACTCACTGCGTCAGGCTCCGTGAGGCCCTGGTGGGCCAGGCGGGTCTTCCAGTGGTGCGGCCACTCGGGCTTCCCTAGCTCCGAACGGTCGATGGGGTCGCAGTGCCCTTTGGTAACGTGCTCCTCGTACTCACCCCAGGGCATCATTACGTCCTCGAACTGAATCTGGGCGTCGGTGACCGAGGTGACGGTCTCCGGCCATACGTAGAACTGGAAGGGGTCCACGACCCGCTGGACGGGCCAGACCTCCTGGATGCGGCCGATCCGCCCGGCGAAGCTCACGGGCACGTCGATGACCTGGACGGTGTTCTTCACGATGGCCCGGTCGTAGAGCTGAAGGCACCGAAAGAGCTGGGTGATGTTCCTGCGGGCCGGGATGCGGTCGGCGTCGGTGTGCAGGTAGGCCATGAAGACCCGCACGGCCTGGGCCTGCCGTCCGGCCGCCAGGTCGAAGTCGTCCCCGGGGTACACCTCGAAGAAGTCGGGCGACGGCATGAGCATCTGGGTGCCCCGGATGACGTTGCGCTCGATGGCCCTGCGCGCCACAGGGATGTAGTGCTTGAAGTCGTCGGACTTGTACTGGGCCCGGCCCTGCTCCTTGGCCATCCACGCGGCGTGGTTGTTCAGCCAGGACAGCTCCCGGTCCTTGCGCCGGTTCCGAACCTGGGTGCAGAGGTCCCCCAGGCGCTCTGCGAGCTGCTCCCTCAAGGCGGGTGAGGAACCCGTCTCCTGCTTGTCCTGTCCTTCGGCCGTGGCCATCAGCGGATGCTCCCTTTCACGCGGGCGATCTCAGCGTCGATCTGCTCTGGGGTGGCGTGGCCGCCCATCCAGGCCCACCCGGGGGACGGCGCACCGTCGCGGCGGGGGGAGTTCTGGCGGGCCAGCTCGTCTAGTAGCCCGGGATCGAGCAGCTCCATCGAGATGTAGTTGAGGAACACGTACCTGACCGAATCCATGTAGTCGTCGTAGAACCCGTCCTTGACCGGCTTGTCCTGCGGCCGGTTCTTGGGCAGGTGGTAGCCGCCCGCGAAGCCCTCGATCACGTTCCGGCACTCGCGGTTGACACCCACCACCGGGAGCCCGCACTTGCAGGTGGGCAGCCGCAGGAGCTTCCGAATCTGCTCCAGGCCCGGGTCCAGGTTCGTGATCTTCCGGAACCGAAACTTCAGGTTCCACGGGGGCCGGGAGAGCCGGATGATGGCCCCGGGGCCCTTGTCGCTCACGGCGGCCCCTGCCGCGTCCCCGCAGTCGATGACCATGCTGGCGCTCACACCGGGGAACCGGAGCTTCGTCTCAGCCAGCACCAGGTCCCCGAGGGCCTCGGCCTCTGTCTGCTTGGCGTCCATTTCGTGGTGGATCATCCAGTGCAGCAGGCCGACCTTGCAGCGCCAGCACTGGTGCCAGGTCACGGCCGGGTGCCGGTAGCCGAAGTCCCAGCCCCGGATCAGGGGCGACGGGTGCAGCCCCGGGGCCCCCACATGCTTCTCGCGGCGGAAGGGCTCGTACACGGGCGGGCCCTCCGGGGTGAACCCGAAGTCCCCATCCACGACCCGCTTCACGTCCGCCTCTGGCAGGCCCATGAGGTCCGCCAGGTAGCCCGGGGGCAGGTGCGGGTTCGCCTTCGTGCTGCTCTTGATGAGCCGGAAGGAGGTCTCGACCTTCTTCCCGAACAGCTCCACCGAGGTCGTGCGGACGCCCGGCTCCTCCCCGAACCACTTCACGATCCAGTGCTGCCGGTTCGGCGGGTTCGTGGTCAGCAGGCCCTTCAGGTACTTCCCAGCGTGGGGAAGCCGCAGGCGCCCCATGAGGCCAGTGAACGTATCCTCGGGCTCCTGCTGGGCCTCCTCCAGGTGGAACCAGCCGTACTCCGGGCCCAGCCAGCGCCCGATGTCCTTGGTCTCCCGGAACAGAATCTCCGAGTCATTCGGCAGGATGATCCGGTGCGGGTAGCCGTCCCGGTTCTCTCGGCCCTTCCACTCGACCCCAGCCCGCTCCAAGCACTGGAGGTACACGGGCAGCGGCGAGTCGTGCATCAGGGAGTAGCTGCGCCGTCCGACGAAGCCCCGGTTGCCCTTGATCGACAGGGACAGCAGGACCGCGAGCGCCACTGTGGGCAGCGTCTTGGCCGAGCCGTACCCGCCCACCGAGGCCACGAACTTCTCGGGGGCCTCGATGATCTCCGTCTGGTGCAGCAGCGGATGCTTGTGAGTGCCCCGCTTGGGGCAGCCGTCCGCCTGGCAGATCGGGAACAGGTCCAGGACCTTCACGTCGTGGCCCAGTCAGTAGCCCAGTTATGAAAGGGCTTCGGCAACCTCCGCCGTAGCGGAATGATCTCCTGAATCATCCCGGCCGGGATCGACGTGTGCTCCATCGTGCCGTACCCGTCCCCGCCGTCATCGTCCGTCAGCAGCTCACTGGCGAGCTTCACGTACTGCTTGCCGTCTTTCTCCCCGACCTCCACCACCCAGCCCACGGAGAGGCACGGCACCGGATCGGCTTCCTCTCGGTCCCGGTGGCCAGCGGCATCGAGCCAGCGAACGAGCACGAGGTCGCCGCCGTGCAGCTTCTTACCCTTGGCCACTGGGCTTCTCCTTCGCGGTCTGCTTCAGGGTGAAGTCCTCGGGCAGCGGGACGCTGGTCTTCTTGGGCGGCTTGAGGCCGATGATCCAGTGCCAGTGCCGCAGCATGTCGCTGAAGCCTGGTTGGCCTGCCGCGATAGCCTGGCCGTTCTCCAGGATCGCCTTCCCGCCCGAGCTGATCTCGTTCAGGCAGCGCCGGGCCTCGTCCTGCTGGGCCTCCAGCCACTCGTCGTAGGCTTGGACTTCCGGGTCCTGGGCCACCGCCCTAGTCCTTGTCGATGAACAGGGCGTTGTCGTCCTGGCAGTACCAGACATCGAAGGTGCCGCCACCGTGCTGCTGGGGGATGGCCACGGCGCCCACGCGCGTCATGCGGTGGCCTGCGCGGCGGTGCGAGTTGTGGAACACGTCGGTCGCCCCGGTGCTGGTGACGCTGGGGACGTTGATGACTTTGGGCATCAGTATTTGCCTCCCTTCGGGGGCTTCGGCTTCTGCTTCGGGGAAGGCTTCAGGACCGAGTGGTACAGGACCTTCCCGCACTTGGGGCACGTCAGGTAGGAGGGCATCAAGTCAGCGTGAAGCCGCCACTCTTGGTGCGGCCCACGCCTCCGGCATCGGACGCCACGAACTCTGTTGCCCAGAACCCCTTGGCGTCGCTCGCCTGGGTCTGGTGCTGGTAGGCAAAGGTCCCCGTGGCGAGGTTCGTCATGGTCACGGCGTTGAGGGCCACCGTACCGTCCGGCTTGAACAGGGTCAGCTTGACGCCCTGCGTCGGGTTGAATAGCTGCGGCGGCTTCTGAAGGAAGTCGTAGACCTGGACCTGGATGTAGAGCTTCGTCCCCGCCCTCATGTGGCTGCCACTCCCCTGATGTCAACCTTCATCTGAATGATCTCCACGATGTACGGGCTCGCGATCACGGGCAGCGTTGGCGGGCCTTGTAGCTCTGGCGGGCCTGGCGGACTCGACGTGGACGTGATGACCGGAAAGACGACAACCGGCATCTAGTCCACCAGCTTCCCGTTCAGCATGATGCGTTGCGAGTGGTTCACGGTGAGCGTGGGTGGCGTCGTGCTGCGATCAGTCTTGCGCCGTACAACCTCAACCGTGATGCCGTCCGGCGCCGTGATGACGATAGGCTCGACCGTGCCAGCCACGACCGGCAGCGTCGCCGCAGGCATTACTGAATCAACCCACCGCCGCAGACGTGGAAGCCTGGGCTACAGCTCCCCACTGTGACTGGGGCCTTCACGTCGATGGCCAACCCACGAATCTGCTGGGACGACGAGAACGAATAGAACGGAGTCGTATCGGTCGTGTCGTCGCGCCACCACGTCGAGTAGTGCTGCCCGTCCGTGCCGTCGTTGGTGTCCGCCAGCGAGGTCCAGCCGCTCTCGACCGTCTGCGTCCCGGAGGCTGAGGCCTTCCACGTCACGTAGGGCCGGTTGCTCGCACTGGAGAAGCCGGACATATTCACGGTCAGCGAGCTGGCAACCTGCTCGGCGGGGTCACACTGCCCCGCCGCCGCGCTGCCGTTGGTGCCACCGGTATCGACACCGGTCCACTCAACGATCGACCAGCCACCGTTCGTCGCGCCCTCGCCGCCCGGCATCGTGATCGTCACGGCGCCAGTCTGGTTGCTGCTGACCATCGTGCGATAGACGAACAGGCGCCGACCCACCTGACAGTGCAGCACCCACGTCGCGCCCGTGCTCGTGACAGCCGGGTCCCCGGTGCAGCAGGCCGACAGGCCGATGCTCAGCAGCTCAAGCCGGTTCGCCGTCAGCGTGACGGAGGACGTGACGTAGGTTCCGCCAAGCCCGGTGTCGGTGGAGCTGGCGGCGGCGGAGCCCGAGACCAGCGCACCAGCAGGAGCCGCGTCTACGACCGGCGCAAGCGCCAGGACGAGGAGCAGCGCAAGGAGTACGTGCTTCATGACTTGCACCCCGCTGGGATGGTGCCGAGGAGGGTTTCGACATCGGCCGTCACGTTTGCAGTGCCCGAGCGCGTCGAGCGCCCTCCGGAGCAGCTCGTGCAGGGGCCGGTATACGTGCCAGCGATCGCGAGCGCGTCGATGATCCGCTGGTTCATCGGCCACGGCCAGAGCGGCGCCGCCGTGGTTCCACCCGTCCCGTCCTGGCGCACGCCGTCGATGTAGCGCCAGCAGAGGTTGGCGCCGCCCGCATCAGACCAAGGCGAGGCGACACTTCCCGCCGTAGACCCGGTAGAGTGCTGCGTCACCGCATAGGCCGAGGTATTGATGCTGTTACCGCCCTGCGTGACAGATGTGATCCGCGTAGCCACACCACCGGAAGGCGTCGGGCTACAGGGCCAATCTCCGAGCTGGAACACCGGGATACCCCCAGCACCAGCAAAACCGCTCGGCACGATGCCGTAGACATCTCGCAGCGTGACGTTGTTCTCGCGGCGAAGGTTCACCAGCACGCTCGGGTTGGATTGCGAGGAGATTGAGTCGCTGCTTCGCAGATAGAACAGGCTGCCCAGAAGCCGAATCTGCTGGTTCTCACCGCAGTTGGCTTCTGAGCCCAACGGACCTACGGCTTGAAAAATCTCGGCGTTGTTCCGGACGACGTTCGGCGGGGAGCCGCCCGTGTACGTCGTCGGCATCGAGAGCGCGTACCACGTCCCGATGACGTTTTCCATGAGCGTCTGCGAGTTGGTCGCCACGCTGCCGTAGGCTGGCTGGAAGGCGTGTGTCGGCCCGTCGTCGTACATATTGCCTTCGGTGCGTGCAAAGCAGCGGCGGCAGATGTTGCCGACGTTGCCGTTGAAGACGTGCCAGCTGCTGCGGCACATACCGAAGATCGCGATGTCTTCAAAGAGATTGAGCTGCCCGTGCGCGATCTCCACACACGAGGAGTTGGAGTTGCCCGTGTTGTCCCAGAAGATCGACCGCCGAACGATATTGCTGTCGGAGCCTGGAGGGGTGTTATCGTCGATGCAGTCACCGAAGACGGCGACCTGCGGCCCTCCGTGCTTGAAGTTCACTCCCTGAATGACGAAAAAAGAGTTCTGACAGAACTTCAACGCGGGACGAGCGAATTGGCCGTCAATCAGTGCGCCACCGTCGTTCAGGGCTTTAACGGTGATCCGCGCCGAGCTTGTGCCCGTCATGCCCGCCGTAGGAGCAATCATGAAGTTGGCGCCCTGATAGGTCCCGTCCATGAGGCAAAGCGTCTTGCCTCGGACTTGCGACTGGCCGAGCGCCCAGAAGTCAACGGGCCGGAACGGTGAGCCCTGCGACAGCCCGCTATGCGCGGGGTCGCCATCAGGCGCCGGGGCAGCGAAGTAGTCACACGAGACCGGGGGCGCGAAGACGGGCGGCGCAGGACGGATACCCGTACCTGGCCGGTGCCCGCGCATCGGGCGCGACAGCGGCGCCTCGACGGTGCCCAGAAGCAGTGCGAACAGGATGGCCAGACCGAGAAGTCGCTTCATCGGATCATCGCGTTGAAGGTCACCTCATCGACGGCCGTGTTCCCCGTCCCGCCGATGGCGGTGTGGATACCGACGCCGATGCCGACCGAGAAGTCGATGCCGTCCGCTGGGAGCGGAGGACAGATGCCCGCGCCCGAGGCGTTGCCGGGGATCAACCACGGCGCCCCGTACACGGTGTCCGTGCCAGGCACAGGTGGGTTGTTCGTGTTGTTGTAGAACGTCACCCACCGGGGCGAGGCGTTCGTGTTGACGACGCAGAAGCCGTACAGGGTGCCCGGGCTCGCCTTGAGCCGGTTCCCGTTCGTGGAGGCCGCTGAGCGGAAGCCGACCAGCGATGTGCCGTTCTCGTACACCGTGATGAACGGGCGGGTCGTGGTGGCGCGCAGGGTCCCGTTCGCCGTGCCCGAGGTGAACAGGGACACGCAGACGCGGGCGTGAGTCGCGGAGCCGAACCAAC